TCAACGTAGGAAATGAAGTAAGCCCAGCGGCGCTTCCTGTAGTGGTCAGATAAGTGCTGTTGTCGTAAGAGATAGCGCTTCCTGAAATCTTGACAAACCCTGTACCCGAGAGTGCGTCTTGCTTTGCAGAGGTCGATAGTGCAGACCATCCCGCAAGGTTAGAAGAATAAGCCTGAACATTTACTCCGATTTGTAAGCCAAGATTAATCCTTGACGTGGAGGCGCTTGCAACATCAGACAGGTTGTTCGTCGAAAGCAAATCGCCAGTTCCTCCTCCTATTGCCAAGTTCCCAATGCCCAATAACGAATTTCCGTTAATCGTTTTAATATTACTCCCTGAAACAAGAATAGCTTGCTTTGCAGCGAGATCAGATGAAAGATTGATCACATCGGACTGTGAGATATTAGTTATATCATTCAGGCTTCCGTCGATCGTCTTATTAGTAATCTCGACAGTATTATCTTTATATAAGTACTCTCCTGACGCGTCTGGATGATAAGCCTGTCTATTGTCTGTTAGTTCGTTCATGCGAACAGTGAGTCTATATATGCTGTTCGGATCAAAGATTTCAAGCTCTCCATTATACCAGTCAAGCACACTGTTAGTGCCTGTTCCATCAAAGAGCCTGCACCCTCCATAGTCAATTGTTGATCCAAGAAATCCATAAAGCTTTCTGCTGTTAACATCTATAGACGTGTCGCCTACCGATGTGTTTATCGGTCCTGTGAATCGGACCCCCTCGATTGCATTCATTGAGATCAAAGGGCTGTTTAATATGATCTGCGAATTTTCGACATTAACACTACTCCCCGCATAGCCGATATTCGTAGCCTCGCCCGAAAGTGCTATAACACCTTTCGCAAACGCTCCATTATCATTACTGATCCGAAGTACATCGCTCGCTGGAAAGTCGAATTGAACGGCTCCGTTAACCCTCTTCACATACCCTGTAAGGCTATCTGTCAGCAAAGAGTCAACTAGTAGCATTCCTGATTTGTTGGGGTACTGAAATTCTTGATCTCTAGATAACAGCTCTGTCTTAGATTTTGCCACATGTCCAGCCGCTGTAGTTGAAAGGTCTAATGAGTTGTCTTTTAGCTTTAAGTACTTATCGTTGTGTCGCAGGCTAACCTCGCTTGAATTAACAAGAAGCTCTCCAATGTCAGGGCCTGATACAACAGAAGACTGGAAGTAGTAAGGCAGGAATGTGGCCGTAGATGTTGCACCAGCTCCGTCGTCGCCAAATAGTATCATTTCATCCCTATATCGTGCGTAAATAGAAGAAGCGTTACTGCCTATTGTTCCCCAATTGATAATGTAGCCAGCTGCTAGTATTGATACGTTTTGCGTCAATGTTCCTCCTAGCCTAACATTATTACTGGTTCTAGTTAGTCCACTTGAAAATGTTAGAGGCGCTTCGTAGTCGGAGCCGGGGATCGCGGGAGATGCCATTCCGTTTAATCCTATCTTTAAAAGCCCATTAGGAAATCCTCGAAGCTTAAACTTGCATGCAACAAGTGAGTCAACTCTGCTGTGCATTGTTGGACATGTCTGAGAGTAGCCAAAACCTGAAATAAGCAAGAGTGTTAATAATAATATTTTTTTCATCATGGTAATAGTTCAAAATTAAAAGACCCGTCTAATATTGTTACTCTGTATCTGTCGCCTGAGCCGTTAGCGTCTGGGAGTATTAGTCCTTTCGTTATATCAGTGACCTCTACGTCTCCATTAATTCTTACGTCATTCCCATTTAATACCAATGGCTCAGAGAGCTCGTTTGTTCCTTGTGTTATCGATTCAATAGCAGCAATCAGGGAATCGACATATCCTTTGTAAACTATACTAAGAGGATCGGTCAATGTAAAAGAAGACGAGTAGAAAGATATGCTTTGTATCGTTCCACCGCTTTTTTTGTTTAGCGAAGAGTTTACAATAGCTTTTTCAATCGCATTGTGAATAGGAGCCGTAACTTCTCCATTGCCATTAACTCTTATGCCGGCATCAATAAGTCCATAAAGCTCTGCTTGTGTTTTTTCTCCCGCCATATTATCTGCATCCTTGGTTTAAGTAACAAGAAAGATCACCCGAAATCTTAACCTCATAATCTATCGATATATATGAATAGTTGTAGTCGATAAACATTTCATATCCTTTATACTCATCTCTGAAAATCTGATCCCTATTTGTGTTTATCGACTTAACTAAAACAGATACAACACTTGCATTTAGCTCGTTTCTTAACTGCTTATTATTTTGAAATGAAATAACAGACCCTATGTTTTCTGCTATGTCCATGTCAATGTAAGCATCGTTATTTTTGTAGACACTTTTCTTAACACACACAACAAGCCTCATTGGGTAAGCTCTTTCAGCATAAGTCGTGCAACCATCCAACTCGCTCTCTGATTCGGATATTTTAATGCTTCCAATTAATCTATGATATGCTGTTCCGTTTTGCTTGTCAAAATCGCTTACCTGTTTATATTCATTATTACAATAGAATGCAGGGAAAGACTTCTTGTCTTTTGAAATTATTTCACATAATCCAAATAGGCTTGAGAAAATATTCAGCTCTTTTAGATTGTTATTTATATGTGATATTATTTTCTCAACCATTCTTGAAAGCCTCCCTCACTTCAAAAGCTAGTACTTGTTTAAAATTCGTCCGCTCCCCCGGCGTTAGCCTGAATATTGGCCCGTACTTTTTATTGAAACCTTCTATTTTTTTTGAATTCTCTTCTCTTGATACGCCACTTGCGTATGTTGCCTCGTCAATATTTATTACCCCTTTTCCAAAATCTGATTGCAGGTTTCCAAATAGAACAAGGTTTACTTTGTCTGATTTTCGTCCAACCGTCTCTCGGAATTTTTTGTAAGATTCAAAATATCCAGTAGTATGTTTTTTGCCCTTGTTTCCCCCCCCAGAAAATATTGACCTGCCAGTTTTCCCAGTAGCTGGGAAGTTTCTTGGCGAATTTCTTGGATTGACATAAATCTCATTTGAATCATTGTACGATCCAATGTCTGTATCATTAGCATTTTTTCCCTCGGTGAATATCCGGTCTACCATCATGACATGGGTGTCTTGTGCCGCAATAGACAAGGCTTTATCCTTCACCTCTTGAAGCGCGCTATTTAGCTTAGATATGTAATCTTGCGTGGTCAAGGTATTTGTATTTGCTTTCTAACTCTTGAATCGCATTTAAAACAAATATCGTCTGGGATTCGCATTCCAGAGGTTATATTTCTCATAGCCTTCTCGTACTCTGTCTGAAAATAATCATACATCACTTCATTGGTTGAGGCGTCGATTGTCACAATGCTATTAAGCCTCCTACTGCACTTTAATTCCATCATGAGATCGGCTCCTACCCTAAATAGCAGCGCATAAGAAAGCAGTGAAGAGAGCGAGCAGATAAACGGCTCCAAGCTGCACGATACTGAGTAGTCAACAGTAAGCCCATTGCTTGTTGATGATACATTGAAGTTTGGGCCTATCTTCTGGTCAGAAACATTAATATATCCCGACTGAACATTTGAGTAATATTTTCTGCCACCACAGCTTCTGCAAGGCGCGCCACTATCGTAAGCGGTGCTGTTATATGCACCCGATAAAGACGAGTCGTAGCAAATAAATAGGCTAAGGTTTTGCCTTTCTGTTTGATAATTTTTATTTAAATTAACATAAACAATCTCTCCAGAAACGGAGGAAAATGGGACTGTGTCTAATAGGTTTCCACTATAAAGGTCGTATACAAAAACGTATGTGTCTATCGTTGATGTAAGCTTTATTCCTATGCGATGTATATTGAGTTGTAGGTAATCTCCTCTATCTACTTCTATTTTAAAGCCCTTTAGCTTCCCTGCTTCTATGCTACTAAAAGACTGGTCTTTCTTGTAAAAGCCAGCAACTTTATTTTCAAGCAGCGATGAAAAATTAAACTTCCCGTTTAGAAACGTTTTTATGTCATTGACAATATAGTCTTGAGAGGATTTTATTTTCCTCTTAATAAGGGTTTCGCCAGAGACACCCTCTTCTGTGACTGCGGCGTCTGCTATTTTAATGGTAATACCGGGAAGGTCTTGTATATATCGTCCTGATGTTGGCGCAACCGCACTACACGCATTGTTTATCCCTATTAAATTGTCGAGGCAGTTCATATAATAAAAACCTGCGGAGGGTCTCCCCTCTCACAGGCCATTAACTACGGATTAAGAATTTGCAATCATGTACTTATTCACTCCGGTAATCCCTGAGTAAATATCTTCCGGCGCGTATAAGTCGTTAGGAACCCCAACCAGTTTATAGGCGAGCGAAATAAAGAAAGACCATACTCCGCAATCCTTTGTGATTCTTAGGTCAAATTTTAAACCAGGAATCTCTGGATGTTCGATCGTCATTTCAGAGTACGTTTGATCAGTTGCATCTAATGCAGCGTTTTCGTACGCCAAGTAAGACAGTAGTTGAACTTGTCCAGCGTCTACAGCGATAAATCTAAGCGGATCTCCAAGAGCAGAAGGAATATTTCTGTTAGGGATAAAGCGTATCCCGGATTGCGATTGCAATTCTGCAACGTTAATACCTTGGTCGGCACAGCAATTAGCATCAAGCTTCTTGAAGTACTTATATAGCTCTCCATATCCAAAGATATATGGAGTGCCACACCAAGCTGCGTTATCCGCTGAAAAGTCAACCTCTGTGATAAGGTCGAATGAATTGGCAAGTCCAGCCTGTTGTGTTTTTACAACTTTTGTATTTGCCACGATCGCACTTCCATCAGAATTTCTATCGTTAGGCCCAAACGCTCCAGATAGCGCAATAATATCACCCGCAAGATCATCGTCCATTCTGCGAACCAGTACATTCATTCCTCTTGCGATTTGAGTCTGTATGTAATTCGCATCATCTTGACATACTCTTCTAAGGTCAGAGTCTTTAATCTTAAAGTCCCATTCTACTCCGACGTTCTCGTCTATGTCATAAGTTGTTGATGTGTTTCCTTCAACATTGTCAGAGACGCAAACCTCTCTATTGATAGATGTTTTTACGGCGCCTTTGGGAATTCGTGGCTGATACGTTAGCTCAACCTGCTTTAATTTTCCTCCCCCCGGAGAAATCATCTTCTGGAGAGTTCCATTCGTATTTGTTGGAGACCGAAGAAATTGAACAAGTGATGTTTCATTTAGCTTGTTGGTCATTGTGTAGTTGCAGCCAAATACTCCGTCGAGGCCGGCTTGCATCTGGACACATTCGATGAATGACTTAATGTAATAAGACATATATATTTTTGTAAAATAGTTTTTTTATCACACCTGAAAAATCCCTCAGGACTGGGAACACATTTGCCGGCTGTGGGGCCGAAAGTATGCTCAATACCGCCTGAGTTGTGCGACTTATTTTTGGGGATTCCGTTCCCATAACGACGTTGATTATTATAGTCTAATCGAGACTTGCGTATGAATAGTATCTTTACTTTGCCAGAGCCTCCAACCTTCTCTTGGCGGCCTCCGACAAGTTCTTGTTTACAATTAAAGAACCAGACTTTGGAATAACAGACCCATTTTCACCTTGTGCTTGCCTCGATGTGTATCCGCTTGTTCCTTCTGCTTTCTTTAGCAGCCCAGCCGCTGCGGCTTCTGATTTAAGAAGATCTCCAAGAGTGATGAATGACCCCATCTTAGAAGTGTCCGCCACCCGCTCCTTGGTGGCCTTGTTATAAATTAATACCTCGTCATTCTCTCCAATGTCAAATGTGTAAGTGTCTGATAATTTCTTATCAAACCCGATCAGCTCCAACTCTTTTACTTGGCTGTGATATTGCGATGATATAGCCGATTTTTCTTTTGAAAAAACAGCATTTAGCTTCCAACTCTTTTCTTTGCCGCTAAATTCCTCTTCTTTCTGCTTTAAGGCTTGAGTGAAATTGTCTACCGACGACTTATATTCTAGCGCTTCTTTTTTTGCCTTTTCATATTTCGATTGCCATTCAGTCACAAGCTCGTCTTTGTTCTTTTTGCTATCGATCTCAAATGCCTCTATCTTAGACTTAACCTTTGCATGAGCTAAAGCGATAATATCTTCAACCTTTCTATCTTTAACCTCGTCTTCGGCTAATTCAAAAAGAGAGGCTACTTTTCTGGCTAGTATCGCAGACACTTTGCCTGTTGCTTTATTCCTTACCTCTTCATCTTCAAAGGCCATTGATCTCACGACAAATCTTTTGTTGGCAGATTCAAGCAACTGCTCTTTTGTTTTGATCTCTCCCTCTAATCCGAGAGCTTCTTGTACTTCTTTGAAATCCATAGTTAATTATCCGTTTATTTTTTTGTATTTTTCTCCACTTTAGTCTCTTCCTTCTTTGCTACTGCTGGTTCCGCGGCTACAATTTCGTGATTAAAAGTCTTTGACTTTCCCTCGACCTCCCGTTTCATTAATTCAATATCTTGAACCTGTAGCTCATTCCTGCTCATGTAGCTTGCGTTATTAGCAAGTGATTCGGGGATAAAAACCTCAAAGCCCCTCTTGTTGATGCATCTAATTTCTTTGCTCATGTTAACTTTGTGTGTACCAAATTTAGCGATTAATAATATTCCACCCATGTAATTATTAGCACTATCTCCGCACTATGCGGCTTTCGTTGGTTTGTAATACCCCGCATCAATAGCTCTCTGAATTACAGAGCCAGGAACCGATTTCACAGAGACAGGAAGTATCGAATCTTTGCAATTGTAGCCGCCTGCGAATATGAATATTGTAGCCTTATTCGTTGCGGAATTTCGGCCCTGCCACCCTTTAGAGTTTGGCCATTCAAGTCCGCAGCATGTTTCATTTTCACCCCAAAGTTCAATCTCTTTTTTGTGAAAATATTTACCACGCCTTTCATTGCAGAATGGCCGGGTGTCTTCTACTTCGACTCCTTGGTACTTATAGAATTGCAACCCAAGATCATTAGCGACTACATTTGTGTAGCTTCTATCTGACGCGGAGAACGCGTCATAGGCAATTCTTTTAACATAGCCTTGTAGCCTGCCGTCTACTTGGTCAGAGCCTTCTATGAAAGAGCGAAGTGATGAAAGTGTTTCAGTGAATGAAATTGATGAATTAACACTACTCTGCAAGCTCTGTGTTATTGGGATAATTAATTGTTGACTGAATGAATCTTCTCCCAATAATGCTATTGCGTTTTTTTGAGAAGCCTCAAGGCTTAATTTATACACATCCTTGTTGTCGAATTTATCGGATAGCTCTGTAAAGTATGCGTTATTTAAGTTCGCCTGTTGCTTGAATTGCGAGATATACTTTGTCAGCTCACTAGTATATTCGTCGTTAAATATTGTTTCTTTTAGCTTTTTTTCAATAGAGTTTATTAAAGAGAGGTTTTTTTCGTTTAATAAAAAAGTCTCCCCATCCCTGTCGAGGCTAAATATTATTGACTCTATATCTGCCATTACGCCCTTCTGAGTCTTTCCGATAGCATTTACGAATCTATCAGGTATGCTTTCAAGTCTCGATAACTTCTCTTTTATAATATCGTCAATCCTTGCCATTACTCTGCATTTGCATTAGCTAGTATACTGTCTGGTTTTATCGCTTTTGCTGAAATCTCGTTAGCATAACTTTTCGCCTTATCCACTAGGATAGTATACCTCTCTTCGTTTGAAAGCTCCATAAAATTCTCGTTAAGACTTATCTGATGCTCAATGAATGAATATATTGAAGTGTGCAGAATATCTTCCCAGTTAGCAATACTCCCAGACGCTTTCTTGTTGGCAATTTCCAAGCTTGACAATGTTGCTAGTCTGTCGGTGAAGAAAACAAGGTCAATTACATCTTTGATATTTTCTTGAGCACTAAATCGTGTTGACAAGTACTCTTCAATAAGCTCTCTTATGATAATATCGGGCATTCCTTTTTCTTTAGCGGCTGCAATCTCGCTTGTTAAGTCCTCTTCGTTTCTGATGGCGAAGTTTTTTGGATACGCTAAAGTAGGAGGCTCTGCGTTTTTCCCATAACGCATTTTCTGGATAGTCATTAGACTGAACTCGAACAATGAAAATACTTGTCCCGAAATTTTAAGCAAGAAAGAAAACATCTGCTCTCTATCTATCTGTTTCCCTAACGCTGTATCACTGCCTTTTACGTCAGAGCTAGAATCTGACAGGTTTAATATAGCAGCCCCATTCGCTATGTGCTTGTCAATTTCTTCTCTCAAGAATCTTGGACTCTCAATGTCTGGCTGAATGAATCCACCCGGAGTTCCTTGTAGTTGAGTCGGGTTTAAAGAGTCTGGAACTGGAATTTGTATGCTTTCAAATGGAGATAAACTTCTTGCAAATCCTGAACCATTGCAAGACGGACATACGTGATCTTTCCCGCTTGATGTTCTTATGATTCCTCGATCGCATATCCCGTCATTGTCTTGATACTCGCACTTTGTAGCGTACTCCCACCACTTTGGAAATGCATGACGTGCCTTAGAAACAGTTAAGTATCCATTGTCTAGCAAGGCTAAATCCAAGTGTTCACAGGCTGGGGCAAAATGAGATTTATATAATATATTTCTGTCTTTTACCTTTGGCCTTGCCTTCAATTTTGTGCACGGTAGAAATTCTAAGTCGTGCCTATAATAAAGGATAACCTCGAAATTATAGTCTTCTTTCTCTCCAACCTGATTAACCTTATATATAGCTACCTGATCATAAAATTCGTACATAAGACCTTCTATAACCGTCTTATCTGCTTTTTTAACAGGCGATTTTTCTGGCAGCTCAATCAGGCAGAAATTCCCTTCTTTAAAATCTATCACTCTTTCACACCCATATATATGAGCTATAGGATTTATCATGATTGATTCATCAAAAGATAAGCTCCCATCCGAATTTTCTACTGTTGGAATTTCTTGAGGATAATGAACTAGTACAGCGTTTGGGTCTTTCTCTTTTGTGTCAGTTACTATGTCTTTGTAGTACTCTTCTAGTGAACCTCCAACAGGATAATATTTTTCAAAATAAGCCTGAGGTGATGCATCATTGAATTTTGAATCTACCTTTCCCCAGTTCTGAATAGACCAGTTTTTGTCATTCCAAATTCTAGCTATAGCAGAGGTGAATTTATCCCAAACTATATAAGTTATTGCTTTGTGATTAGCCCGCATGTAATCAAGCTCTTTTTGAGTTTGATTTGGGGACCGGTTAATATACAGGTCCTCTGGAAATACGTCCTCGTCGCTGTGTACGGCTATCCTTTTCTTATACTTTATGGCATCAAGATAGCCTTCGTTAAACTGAATAGGCTTGTCCTTTTTGCCCTTGTACAAGACCGCCTTATCCTTGGTTAATTTAAGTATTTCCTGTTCGGTGAACATTATCTTTTTGGTTTTGTCGGCTTTGGTCTTGAGCAAGACGAGCAAGCTTTTTTATTTTTCATTTTATTTATTTTTTTGGGTTGCAAATAATGTCCATCTGATACTCCTCTAATCCTTGGCCTTTATATATGTTACTGTATTCATAACCAATAGAGCTAAGAAGATTATATATATCTGATCTTTTAATTCCAATCCTATCGAGAGTCATTTTATTAATCTCTATTAGCATGGTTGGCATGAATTTTTTAATAGTAGATAGCCCACCCCTTAATACTTCAAGCTCAAATCCCTCGCAATCTATTTTGACGAAATCAAGCGCGAACAAATCTAAATCGTCAATTGTCGTTATTGACACGTCAGTTCCATCTGTAAGGAAATTCATGCCGTCATTTCCTTTTATCTTCTTAATACCGGCCCTTCCTATTTCACTGCCTAACCCTTGATTAAAACATGTTACATTAGGATATTTCCTCATGTTTAATTGTAGGCATTCAAAGGCTTCTTTGCTAGGTTCAAAAGCAAATACAAACCCGTCTAATCCGGTAGCTTTAGAATAGGCCGCTGTGTGATCACCTATGTACGCTCCAACATCAAGAATTGTATCTCCTTTTTTTATGTGAGCTAAAATTAATGGCAGCATACTTTGATCGTGGTCAAGTCTGCCCGATTCTTTAACCCACTTAGAGATACATTCATCTCCGGGAAGTATTGCTATTCCGCTACGTGTGAAATTCATTTACTGCGCCATTTGTTATGAATATATCTCCCTGCTCTTTGATATTTTGCTTCTCCCTTTTTATCATTCCGATAGCAAGGAAAAGGCTCACATTGTTATAATTTTTTTTCATAAACCAGCCTCCTCCAATTCTTTTTTAATATCTCCAGTGATTCCACCCCAAGACCATTTTTGCTTTATGTAATCATTACCGCATCCTTCTTTTTCGGTATCTTTTATTACGTATAAATCGTTTTCGTTTATGTCTGCAAACGCTCCAAGGTAGTTGAACTCACTAAAATGCCTGCCTGGCTGTGACATTACGTATTCGCTAACCTCCTTGTCATGCTTTAGTCTTATGAACAAGCTGGCATCTTGTAGTGTTCTTCTCATGAACACCATAGGCATTCTCCTCATGTATTCATAAGCAACCTCTGCCCCTACCGTATTCTCTGTAATTCCCTTCCATACAATAGCATCTCCGACTCTTTCGTATCTTGTTTTGTAAAGTATTGGCTTTCCGTTTTCAAAAATCTCTTCTTGAAGATTTGTTTTTCTTGTGAAATGACAATCCGAGTCAATAAATACTATACACTCTGCATTACTATATTTGTAAGCCTCTATCTTGCTTACTTGTTGCCCCAAATAATCCTCTTTGTACACCGGACATGTTACTATTTTCTCGGCGGTTAAATTCCAGTTGTCCAATAGTTTCTTTTGAGTCTCAGGTATGCAGACAATAATATCTCTGTACCCTGTCGCATACTTATGAATTGATCTAAGGCAGTATTTTAGCCATTCTAAGTCTTTCTCGTATGTTCTAATGAATATATCCGTAGTCATTTCTTTATACTTTCTATGATCTTTTGAAATACATAACTGCTCATTCTTGACACATCTCTAAAGCCTGCTATCTTCTTTTCTCTGCAACTCACTTCGCCTCTAAAGATTTCACCAGTCGCGAGCCAATTTTCTGTAGAATATTGAGCGCCGTGCGATCTGTGGTACAAGTACGGCTCCTGTATTTTGAAAACAGGAACTTTTGACAAGATTGACTGATATGGTATCCAGAAGTCCCAGAAGCATTGCCCCATACACAATACCGATTGAGGGAATATGTGTAACCATTTTTTGTTTATGAAAAACCCGTCAAATCCTTGTTCATACTTCTTTCCTTCCGATAGATCGTTTTCAAAGTCGTATCTATTTATTATTACAATTCCTTCTTTAGAGATCGACTTTAAATACTCTGCTTGATTGCCTGAATCCTTTATGATGACATCAGAGTTAATAATAAGAACACATTCTTCATCCAATTCTTTTGCATAATCAATGATCGCAGATATTAGCACATACGGCTTCTTAAATAAAACCTCATTGGTGCGCGATGTTTCTACGAAATCGACCTCTACAAAACCTTTTAGCGCCTCAATCTCTTCTTTTGAATTTAAACTCACCACCTTATATCCAGCTTCAATCCACGAATTGATAGCATCGAATTGGCTTTGAAAATTAGCGTGACTTGGCGATATGCTCGTGATCGCAATCATTTTAATGCGTGGAATTTATTTCTGTACAGATGTGCGCCTTTTGCCGCTAAGCTAACACCGCTCTTGTTCATTATAGAAGAAAGATGCCTATCATATAAGTCTATAGAATAAGGCCTTGATAGCCCAAACCCTCCATACTGGCTGAGTATGTAATACTTTTCAAATATCTCAGATGTAGGTACTTTGACATGCGGGTAAAATATTGGCTGTACACTTCTGTCGGGCATTATATTGAGTTGCGCAAGAGCTACCGAGAAATATAGCTCGTCTGGGTGGCTCGAGCTTCTACCCCATTGCGATATATACTGATCTCTTGAAAGTGCTTTCTTATAATTAATTCTCGCCTGATCAAACACCTTGTTGTTCTCAAAGTAGATAATAGAGGTTTGCGAAGCTGGAAGTGTCGCCAATTCATCAAGCTCGAAATGATGCCAGATAGTTTCATTTGTCGCCCATATAGAATAGTCTATTTTATCTTTCTTGCCTCCAGCGTCAACTATTTGTGCGTAAAATTCGCTTCCTGATAACAAGTCAAATATAGGGTCGATATTTTTCAAGCATACACCATCAACATCTAAGTATAATGTCTTGTCGAATGGTGTGTACTTGTCAATATTAATCTTATTCTTAGCATAATCGTAATGGCCGTCTATTCTTTTTTCTGGATCAAACGTAATAATGCGATCAAATACGGAAGCGTCTACCCCCTCCGTATTTTCGCATAACAAACATATTGGTATAGCAGAAAAGTATTTTATGGAAAATGCCATGTTATAGGCGTATTTTAAATACGCCTTATCGCCATACGCCATCAATAAAATGCCTTTATTCATATATCGATATTATTGGAACAAAGTCCCTGGCGCTGCATTAAGCTCAGGGAATGCATTATTTACCGAGGAGGTCCATTTCGCGGTTACGCTGTAGAATTGCTTCTCTTTATTGCTATTAGACTGAGCTGGAAGAGCAACAAAAGACACTCTTCTGTCAATTACTCTGATCTCATCTTCTTGGCAATAATATAGGATTAGTCCATCAAATTCACTCTTGTTCAGCTCTACATAGAATATGTCATTTAGCGCGGTCACGTTAAAGTCATTCCATGTAACGGTGTTATCGAATCCGTCCAGAATAGTTTCAGGTCCGCACGCACTTGGGTTTTCGCCCTCTACAGGCGATGCCGCTGGGTACAGGGCCTTGATAGATTTAATTATCTTTAATTTACCAGCATTAATGGCGGCCAATGCTTCTATTGGGCTGCTAAAATCAACGATGTTATGTCCGGTCTTCAAAACTCCAACGGCAGAGATTCCGCCAAACCTGTAACCACAGCTTACTTTCTCGTGGTCAGAGAGATCTTCAAAAGCACAATATTGTGACATATATTTTATTTATTTAAGTTGTTATTGGCTTATATCTGCTAAGGCCCCGCAACTATTTATTACGCATTAGCAATTTACCATTTTATGACGTTTGGATTTTAGAATTATAAGAACTATCTTGGTACTATAATATATTCCTTTAAAACAAGAAATTATGAAAAAACTAATTGTTATCTATTTGCTGTCAATCTCAATTTCGTCTTATTCGCAGTCCGATTTTTCAATCGGCGCGTCTATTGGTGTTGGTAAAACATTAATGGCTGCTCCTTTTGGATATAGCGGGTTTACCTCCTATAGGGCTGGAGTTGTAGCGCAATATAATATTGTAAGCTTTTTAAGCGCAGTTACTGAAATTGGAACTGAGTCATACGCTATAAGAAAACAAAATACTATTGCTGGTAATAAGATTGAAAACATTGAGCGCTTTACAACTATAGACGTACCTGTAATGGCTAAATTTTCTACAGGGGAAAATATCAAGCCTTATTTTTCTTTTGGAGTTGGTCCATCTTTTTTGCTTTCTGCAAAAGGATTTTCAAAGGGAGCCGACAACATTCCGGGGTCCACTAGTAATCCAGACGCTAAGACAGATGTTTCAGAAAAATATAATTCTACTTATTGGTCGCTTTATTCTGTTGCCGGGGTAGACCTTAAAGGCGAAAAAGTAATTCCTTTCATTGAGTTTAAATTAAAGCACTCTATTACTGACGTTGCGCCAGCTTTTGTATACAGTCCACTAAATTCGATAACGGCTAATATCGGATTCCGTTTCTAGCAATTAGAATTTAATAAGTCTTGCTGTGACTGCCTAACCGTTAATGTTAGTGGGGCTAAATTGCTTGAATTTCTCCAAGATGGCGTTACCTCTTCGTCTTCAAAAACGGTCTTTACGTCGTTTATGTAAAATTCATCGCTGTTAATTCCTACAGCTAAGGCTCTATGTATATCTTCTGGTATTTCGCGCAATACTAGCTCTCGTTCTTCATGCACTCTTACATTAGTAATCTTGCTTTCTCCGTTTGAAAACTCGAACACTTTTTTATCAGACATGACAAATCTGGGCTTCCACAGCTTACCCTCTACCCTTAAATTAGGTGTAAAGTTTAGCCCTGTAAAGTTGAATCCAAAGGCATCTTGCTCATTAGTCCATTCCAATTGAAGGGTGCAATCGTGTGTGGCTTTGACAGAAAAGCAATCGCTCTTATATGTTAACACCCCGTCAGAAAACTCAATGTAGTAACACCCTTCTTGAATGCTAGTCCAGTCTATCTGATACTGTATATAATTCCTGTCGCCTGTAAGCCCCGTATTGGTAGACATAGTGTATATAATATCTCCAGCTAGATTTTTGATTACATAGGATGGCACTAAATTTACCTCTATATCCGTTACGCATCCGTCGAATACCCCAGCACCAAATAGTATAGGATTTATTATTAAGGAAGAAAACAGTGCTTTGTGGATAAATCCATGCTCTCCGTTTTCGGTTATAAGCGGAGCGTCAAGCAAGCTGTCAAATCTTAAAGCTCCTTGCGTCATTCCAGATACTGTAATTTTTACAAAATAAAATTTACCTGTAGTCATGACATTCTCTTGTACAAGAGAGAAGCCGGGCAATGTTGATATATAGCACACCGATCCTGATGTGTAATTCCACTCGTTAGCCATTACTTTAGATATTCTATATATAGAGTCCCTCTTGGTCCAATGCCAATATAATTGCTATTGTTTAAGGCATTATTATCAACCCACAACCATACAAAAGTAGGTTTTATCTCGTAAGTTAAACACGCGGTTAAAGTTGAAGCATTTCTACTGCCGCTTAATATTCTTTCACTAAGATCGTTACTTACGACTACGTACCATACTCTAGTTATTTTTGCAAAATCAAGTCCGTGAGGTATAGCCTTTCCATTATAGATACTAAAGTCAAAATTGGTGATTGGGATTTCTTTTACTGCAAACTTATTGCCGTTGGTAACAAGATTTAACGCATCAATTGCAGCATTAAGCTTGTCGTAAAGGTTTTGCATTGGCTCGCCTGGCGAGTATGTTGTTTTTTCTAGTAGTGCCATTTTTTATATAAAATCAGAAGTTAAACAGTTTAGGAATTGTGATGTATTAAATGGTAATAGTTCGTTTGTATTATTGTATCCTCCGCATGTTACATTAGTATCAACGCAAGCTATAGCAAATCCAATATTCCCAAGAGAATCTTTCACCACTATATTATAGCATCCTACGCAAATATCGGTAAATGTATTGGAGCTTGAAAATATTATACCGTCTATTGAATAGGTGTATGGCCCAGTTCCTGTTAATGCTGAAATTATTAATCCTCCATTACAAGCTCCGTCGGTCGATTCATTGGTAATATCAACAGAGATAATTAGGGTTTCAGCCTGATCCCAATCACTAATATCACCCTCAAATGATCCATTCACTATTAGATTAGAGCTTAGTAGCTGCCACTGCGTAGCGTCATTCCTGTTCACTAATGAGCAATATTCTTTTTCGCCACAGCCGCAATATTCTTGCGCCGTCTTGAATGAAACTGGTTGATATTTTAATATACTAATTGGCATAAGCTCTCAATAATTTAAATGTACCTATTCCGTATACTGGCTTATATCTAATTTCTATGATGTATCCCTTTATAAATCCAGTATCACTTTCAGAAACTTCTATACATCCGAATGGACTGTTTTTTATAGCCAAGTACTCCGAGAATTTCAAAGGGTATTCAAAATCTATATATTCCGGCACCCATATTGGATCACCGTTTACGTTTGGACTATCCCATATAATATCTTGTCCCTCGTCAAATGTCTGGTTGTTATAATTGCCGTCGCATGTATTGCTGGAGTCCATATCGGAGGTCATTGTATAATTGCCCTCGCCATAGACAAGCTTAATAGCACGGCCCGCAAACTTATATATGCTGCCCGATACAGTTCTCAGGTGTCTAAGCATATTCCTTGCCGGAGATATTCTTAGATTATACGATGTTTCAGGGCTAATAACATTTGTTACCGAATCGAAATTTTCATTCTTCTCTACAATGTCCATCTGGCTTGGATTACCAGACCCATCTACACCTCTTGCGGTGCAGATAATAAAGTTGTCCTTGTCAAAGTTAGAGTCAACAGTTGAGACGCCTTTTCTTCTTGTTAATTCTATTGAATACATAGATGCGATAGATGGAGATAGCTTGCTCCTCCTTGACTCTATTGCCTTTATTCCTGTGTTATACTGCCGCTGGGTATTAAATTCGTCTAGGCCGTTTATATTTTCAGTCTCCCATTTTTCGTATCCTATCGTAACGTCAGAGGTGTAATATTCTTTTGCGGAGCTTATCTTTATCGTCGCTCTGGGACATTGCATTATTACATCTTGACTATAGTAAGAATCCTTGCGATCTATCTTAACAAGATATTGGCTATCTTCTTTTACTACCGACAACCCACAATCAGAGATGCTGTCTATTGTCTTATAGTAATCTCGCATCGACATGAATAGCGGCGATCTGTCTACCCCGAATCCTCTTATATGCTTCCCGTTCACCATACCAGCGAATGATAGGCATCCATTAGATGGATAAGTATGAATAGCTGTATTTCTTCTGCCTAATAATTCGCTTCTGAACGAATCGTTTTGGCCTGATATTCTTTGAGCAATAGCAGAGCCAACTTCGTGAATCTTAAAGAATACAGAAGACGAAGGGTCGGTCACGTTTACATTTTTAATGGAAAACTTAAACACCGACGCGGTGAATGAGTTTACAGTAAATGTACTCGGAGCTACATTGTTGCCCTTTACGTCACTAACCAGCATTGTAAAGAATACCTTGTCACCACTGGCAATCGTGTGTGAGGCAGCATAGTTTATTGAAATCGGAATATTTAACCCTGTTACTGTTAATCCTGTTATATTTTGCAATATTATCGCCTCTGGAACGTAAGCAAATTGAACTCCGTACGGTTGTAGGTATACTTTTATTTGTGTTGCTCCAGGAGTCACAGACCCCAAGGTGTTGTTAATAGCAAGGTTAGCAGTTATGTTAATATTGAAATCAAGCGTTATTGGAGCTCCAGTCGTATTTTCAAATATTGGCGGAGTAGCATCATATCCGCGCGGGCTGCCACTTTGAAAGAATGTAAAAGCAAGTGGTGGAAGTGAGTCGTTAGCACCTCCAATATCGTCAGATATTACCACCATTGGAATGTTTACGTTGACTGAGTCATTTGGATTTATAATAGCACAGGCATCTGTAGTATCATATTCAGCCCATTCGGTTTTCAATACGAGAGCTTTTGAGTGAAGCGTTATGTCGCTTGGGAATCCCGCTATTGGCGACAATTCGTTTCCGTCCAAGTCTTCATTCCTTGTTATCTCAACCGTAGTTTCTAACCTGTTTATTATTTTCTGAATAAAATCAGATTGAATAATATCTGTAACGGTGGAGTTTCTTGTTTGGCTATAATTCTCAAGATTTAGCACACCTTCGTATAGCGTCTCAAATAATGGCAAGCTAGAATCATTCAATGTTGATCCATAGTCGTCCGAATAGTCTACCGAATAATCAGGAGCATTTTGGCTTTCGGAGGCTGTAGTGCAGGAAATCTGTATAGTTAAGAAAACCTGCGCGTCTACCCCATACTCTCTGATAGCCTTGTCTATATACTCTTTGCCAGAGCTGCACGTGAACGCAAGCTGTGCCATTGCCTCATTGAATATCCCATGATACTCAAGACTTCTTTTGAAAAGAAACTCAACATCCTTCCATCCGTCTGGCTCTCTTTTTAAAACCAGCACCCCATAAGGCTCGCTATTTAATATGAATCTAAATCTCATGAGAATAGCTTTGAATTAAAGTAGCGCTCTCTAGCAACAGCACCAGCAAGATCAGATATATTCTTGATCGACACTGAATTGTTTTTCCTCAAATAAGATTCTATCTTAGAGGTATCGAAATTATTCACCTCTCTATTTCTGGATTCTCTCTTGGCTCTCTCTCTATTTTTAGCCCTTACCTCGTTCTCGTGTCTGTGTATGGCTGGAACTACGAAAGCAGAATTAATATACTTGTCTGCTGTGCCATTATTAATATTCTCGATCAGTTTATCATGCCTACTAGATTGTCGTCTATTTACAACCCATTCACCATCCTCAGCCTCGATCATCGTTCCTCCTTTGGAGTGTCTATTACCTTTAACCTTGCCGCCTTTTTCAAATTTCGGAGCCGGCTGAGCAGATATTACTGCCGCCTGAGCCAGCCCAGCGGCAGCAGCAAGTGCCGCGCCCAATACTCCTCCTATCGGGCCAAGTTGGGCGAATGCTTTTACTATTGAGGTCGCTGTGTCAATAGCGACCTGTATGAGTGCAGCTTTCTTGTTTGCCTCGAATTGCTTTCTCTTGATCTCTGCCTCTTTTTCGCTTTGCTTTTTTTCAAGAGCTATTTTTCTTTGGTTGAATTGATCTTGCGAAATAACCCCGTTATCAAGTTGCGTTTGTAAATCTTCTTGCTTTCTTTCAGTCTCTAATCTACTATTGTTAAGCTCCTGATCAAGGTCTGTCTGTCTGTTCTGCGCTGCAATATCAGCGAATCCAGTAGCTAACTCATTGGCTATTGCAAAGCCTGTTTCTTTTATCGCACCAATTTTCTTCTGTTGTTCTTTTTCTTGCTCTTCTTCTTTCTTCCTTCTTTCGTCCGAAAGGCGCTCCTCCTCTTTGAGTCGCTCTTCTAGGCTGGCTAAAAAATCATCGTTGGCCTTCTTCTTGATAGCCGCAGCTTCTTTACTCTGCTTATCGAGATTAGCTAATTGTAAATCAAGAATTGCCTTGTCTATATCAACTACGTCTCGGCTCTCTTTTACGAGCAATTCCTTTTGATCAATCAGCCCTTTAAGCTTTATATTGTAAAGCTCTTGCTCTAGTTCTTCGGCAGAGGTAACGCCAGCTAGAAAATTCGCCTTGGCTACATTTTCTTGTAATACTTCTTGTTGAGAAATTCTCTTTACCTGATTCTGGAATATCTCTTCTAACTTAGCGTCTCTCCTATTGTTTACTTTTTCAAGAAGGTTATCGGATGCTTGTTGTATTGCGGTTATCTTGTTTATCTGATCTACCTCCTCTTGCGCTGAGTCATCATTGATAGACCTCAGCTCTTTAAGTATCGCCTTTTTCCTACTAGCAGATGTCTCTAAGGCAACTAATTCATCTGTTAGGTTTTTCTTTTCTTGATTTATCGACTCTCTTTCTCTTTGGTTTCGCTCTTGAATAAGCTTTAATTTCTCTTTTTCGTTAGCCAGTGTAATAGCAAGGTTTTGTTTTTCAAGCTTAGTAGCCTGATCCAAGAATTCAAGCGACTTTTCGTCTTCTATATTTTTGTTCCTAGAGGCGATTACAAGCTTTGTTATTGCAGCATCATTTTGAGCCAAAAGTTTTGATTCCTCACGAATCTTATCTTGTAGAGTGTCCATTCTTTGCTCCCACTCGAAAGCTGCGGCTGCGGCTTCTGTCGCTCTATCTATAAACCCCTCTGTTTTTTTTGTAATATCTGTTATGCCGGTGGCCATCTGAGTAGTGGCATCAATAAATCTTTTGCCAGCAGCCTCAAAGTTCCCCCCAATAGCAAGCTGTAAAGCCTCAAATGCGACAATTGGAGCTTTAAGTCTATTGAGTAAATTGTTTACTATAAAATCACCAAGGTCGGATAGACCTTTCTTGAAGTTGTCTATACTTGTGAATGAATCGAAAACCGCCTCACCAAGCCCGATAACAATCCCTGTCACCAAGTCTGTAGCCGCTCCGAGTGCGCCCATTATTCCGGCCAGCCTTGTAGCTCCTTCGTCTGTTCTTTTGAAATAGGAAATAAGGCCTATTATAGCGATTACCAAAGCTCCTATTCCTGTGCCAATTATGGCAATCTTTAAAGCTTTGAATCCACCTGTAGAAGTTTGCGCTGCACCTCCTAAGCCAGTAATAGCAGAGCCTAATTGTGTGACCTGTTGAATTTGTCCTGCAAATGGTAGTTGACCTGCTATGTCCTTGAGCTTATCGGAAAGCGCTGAAACCTTCTTTGTCTGCCCCTCTGTGGCATCGCTAAGCTTCTTTACTTGCTTAGTTTGATCGGAATAAGCTTTTGATCCTTCTCTTGTTGATTTCTTGGCAATAGCATCAGCCTCGAGGAGTGTTTTCTCGTATCTTTCTAAGTTTTCTTGACTCTTTTCTATATCAAGCCTATAGGCTACTACTATTTCATCCGACATTCTTACTTTCCTCTATTCTCTTTTTTAAAATAAATTCCATTAATCCATAGTAATTTCTGGTGCTCATTCTATTTATGACCTCCGCCTGTGAAGGTATGCCATTAGCAAGCATTAATAATTCTTTATTATTAGCCTCTATGGTCATTGCAATTTCTGATCGGTGATATAATGTTGCATTTGCGCTTGAATTGCCTTCATTTTGATCTGCGATTTCAGAAAATATTCGCTCCATTCTGTCTCCGATATTCCTAAGAAGGGTATGAACTCGATCAACCCGGCTGTGTAAAAAAAATCACGCAGCCCCCCTGTGCTGTCTTTTTTAAACTGCTCAATCTTTTCTAGGTGGATTTCCATATCAACTACACAAGGGTCTTCGTCTTCTCGCACGTACATGAATGCGACAGTATCGAATAATAAGTCAACATCAGTCCAAGCATCTACCCTTCTCTCTATTTCCACGATTAGATGGCCTACCATTGCTACATCAGGATTCTTTCCCTTGTTAAGGGCTTTCTTCATCGCTTCGCAAAAGAGCTTAATGTTATCGTCTGACATCCCAGCCTTTAGCCTCATTATTCTAACTTGAAGCTCCTTGCTACGTTGTATAGGAAGTGATAAGTCGCTATCAGTGGTGTAGTAAGCTTTCCCGTTGCTATCGATAAAGCAATGCCTCATCTGTTCAAAGCCTGTTCTCTTAGACTGCTCTAGGAAGTAGTGCTTTATAAATATTGGCTTGAGTATTTGGTAGATTAGCTTGCTTATCATTTTAGTATCACCATTCCGTTATGCCTCATACAACCAGCGTCTTTAGCTGCAAAATAATCCTCATAAAACTTGTCAGTCCAGGTCTTCCAGTCATGCCGAAGGTTTATCTTAGCTTCTGGTAGCGCATAGTATTTTATAGCAATATTTTCTTTCGTTATTCTACTATGATCGTCATTGGTTTCGTTAAGAGTTATTCTTAAACTGAACTGTGAATTACATACCGTTGCCTTTAGTTCCAGTAGGTAGTTTAATTCCCTATCTAAAGCGCAGTAGCACTTTCGCCAAAACTGCCAATTAACATCTTCTTGTCTTATCATTTTTCCGTAATTAACAACCAAATTTTATTCACGAATGCCACACAGAATAAAGTGGGTATCCATAGTATAAAAGCTTTTCCACAAGGCGCATTAAGTATCCAGTAGACAATACTACCCCAAAATGAGGCGTAACAAATCGGACATCCGAAAACAGGCATATACACCCATGAGAAAAATGATTTCTCGTGAAATATCCTATCTCCCAATGATCTCAATGAACTCAATAACATGCCATCGCTAGTAACCGTGTGCCAGCCCATGCAGAATAGCGATATATAAAATATGTCAAGTAATTGCTCTATCATTATTCTAGCTCTAGTGTATGTGAGTCATATTCTACAGGAGAATCGCCGTAATATTTTTCAAATGAAACTTCTAGACAACTGGCACTTTCATTGCCAATACTTATATCCTCTCTTTGATCTGATCCGTTAGACTGAGCAGTTACCCATATCTCATAAAGGCTGTTTGGGTTATAAAAAGACGGGGCTGGGTATTGAAGATCAAGTACTACGCTGCCGTATCCGTATGAGCTTATAGCGCCAGAATCCTGCCTATAGATATATCCTGTCGCAAGGTTTTTTACGAAAATATAAATGGGATCGACTAGTGTGATAAAGCCTAACACTAGCTCACTAGTGCAAGATGGCACTGGCTTCGCCCGCAAACAGTTGGAACATGACATGTGAGCAATTTACAACAATATAAAGATTGCCATTAATTAACCTCAGCACTATCTCGGTACTACTTTGTCTTGCTGTCTATCTCTATCCACCGTTTTAAAAAAGTATTGATTAAATATCGCACAGTATCGAGATGGTCAGCCCTCTGAGCGGGGTCATTTCTATTTCTTTTTAGGATTGCCCCGTAAATATCAACTTGGACTGTTCTCATGTCCATGCAAGTGTTCGGACATCTCTTAGGGTTAATCTTAAAATCTGGATACTTGTGTAAAATGTAATTTACATCGGCCCGGCTATTCTCATGGGTAGGGTTCCCTATTACATGCAGTTGGCCTTCTCTCATGCCAAGTAATCTTAATAACTGCACGTATAGTGTGGCATTATCTCGCTGTGATATGTCGCCCCTGTTGCCCATTGCGTCGCCTGTTAAATAAGCGGTTCTTAGATATTGTCCATACCGCTGCTTAATCAATTCCGACATCTTGTGTATCGAACCTCCTTGTATTGCGGCCTCGTCAAATATATGCAAGTGTTCGCCTTGTTCGTCTCTCCATATGTGGGAAAATGTAACCCCGAAAGGATTTAGATTAAAGTCTACAGATATCCTTATTGGCGTATCAGTCCTAAATACAGCATTAACAGACTCGTGCCTTTCTGGCCTATACTCTGATGCGAAAGGATTCTCTCCTCTATACGCGCCAAAGTCACCATTGGCCATTGCGTTAAGCTTCACCAAGTCTCCACCAGAAGAGAGCTTAAGCTTATTATAATAATCCTCCTGGTTAATAAAGTAATTGTCTGTATAGTTGCAGAAAACCTTTGTAACGCCCATCTTGTCGACCAGATCAATAAGCTCTCTTGATTCGTCGTTAAGTTCGCCTTTTTCTGGAAAAAACAACTTGATAATCCAATGGTCTGGCATCACAGGCTCTGTGTTGAACGCCCCATACAGCTGGAGATAGCCTTTCTCTGTTCTAAGGCGAGAAAGTATTACAGCAAAGTCTTTTAACGTAAATTGGTCCATCTCCTCTAAAAAGAAGTGCGTTGGGTCGTCTATAGACTTCAATGAGTCAGGCTTTGAGGCTCCGAATGGTAGAAATTGATTACCTGTTTTCCTGTGCCTGATAACCATTGATCCATTAGGCTGTTCACTATAATCGAACTCAGATTGAAGATTGTTGTCTTTTATCAGGGAAACGAATTTTGAATGAACAGATCCCCTAACGTCTTCAAGTATCTTTCTCCCATAATAACACTTGAAGTAATCTGGTTGGCGGCTCTTTTCTAATAGTTCGGTTTCCGCGAATACAGACTTGCCAGAGCCATAGCCTCCATAGAACAAAAGTATAGGGAGGTGGTTGCCCCACAGGTGAAAAAAAACGTCATTAACTGGCGTTATCCCAGATAGCCTTAACGCCTTCTTATCGACATCGCTTAGACCGCTTTTGAACCATCCTGATGCCTTAACGGGCTGCATTCTTATTAATCTTATCAGCTATCAATACTAGTAGCTCTGGGGTAACAGGGTTAATTCTATCGTTATCGCTCGTGACATCAATCCTATCACCGTATTTCTTTGGCAACAACTTAGACATTAGCCACTTGCGAGTATCTATTCTTATTTTCGATCTGTTGATGAACTCCCTATTCTCGACCTTTACAATCTCATCTCCGACAGCCTTATATATCATGTCATTACTTGTATCGTCAGCAATCTCCAATATTTCCTCTGCCATTATTGTAGCCTGAGCCTCGCGCGCGCGCGCGTATTTCTCCACAAACGAAGGATACAGGTTAAGCCACTTATACACAGCCGATTGTGACGGAAAGCCCTCTTCCTTGCAAAGAGCCTTGACGGATATAACCCTAGTACTCAAGGCTTCACAAATCTTGTCAGCCATTTCTTCCGTGTATTCAATTACCTTTTCTTTCATTCTAATGCTGTGCTATATTTTCATAATATTTCGCTAATGTGCCAGGAGTCGTCGCTCCCTTTATGGCATACCCCTCTTCAATAATTAGAGTCATACACCTCCTTATTAGATCGCACTCATGTCTTTCGTCCATTATGCGCTTCACTTCCGTCTTGTAGATAATTCCTTCAATTTTAACTTTCGCCCTTACAACATGTGTGTGTCCCATATTCAAAGCCTGATTCCCATGCCCAAGATACTCTGCTATATGATCATAACTATAGCAAGTGTTGTTGGCTGACAAGAAGTAGTATAGCTGCCTTGCGAATGATTCTAAAGAATTAGCCCGTCCCTTCTTACGTATTGCTGTCTTTTCTATCTTTAATTCGTCACAGACAATATCTTCAATTCTTTCTAGTGTTATCGCCCTGTACTTTGTCGAAAGCCCTGTGTGTTCGCCGTATTTTACCATATCGCAATATAACGATTTTTAGCGAAATTCATATTCCCAATCCCTCCAACCAAAGTATATTCTATATGTTGGTTTCATAATCTTTCTTTTAACCCTCTAACTATTTCAATGAATTCTTTTATATCCTTAGCTCTTTTCAAACATAAGCCCTCAACGATTACCCATGATCCATTTTTAAAGCACTCAAATCCTACTACGTGATGATATTTATTGACAATATAATTTCTTTTTACTTTCATAATATATATTTGTTCTTGTTGATAAATTCATCCCACTCATTGTCTGTTGATAAATTGGCGTCGCCAGTATGCACTTCGCCTCCGTCGCTAAACCCCTTGTAGTATGCTTTCTCTGCCAGTTCTATAGCCTCTTCCTTAGTAGTTAGCCTGGACAGGTTGAGCCAGTGGGTAACATCGTCGATTATTTCTGTTCCACATAACCATATTTCGTATTTTTTGTTATATTTTAATTCTCTTGCTATTCCTATATAGCTCTTTATGACAACCATATAAAATCCATCTTTCTTGGGCGGCATATCCTCTACTTTAGTGAATAGGTGTAAGTTTCGTTCTATGTTCATTATTTATATTTTTTTAAGTTAATTCATTGCAATTTTTTGGGTTGAGTATATGCGGGCGTTAGGCGTAATTATCTGACAACACCTTAGCGATGATACATTCATTTTTTCTTCTATAATCATAACATTTATCCTTTGTTCATTTTTAAAATTGCTATTTCGTTTAACCCAGAACGAAATAACTTAGCCTTGTGCATTGATCCTATTTTAAAGTCAACGGCTTATTAAAGTTTTTTCTGGCGCCCAATTGTTATGAATTGCAAAAGATTGGATGTTCGCAATTCTCTAAAGACCAGTCAACCCAGTACTTTAGCCACTCAATTCTTGTGGCATACACGTTCTCTTTTGGCCACTCAGGGTCTTGGAAAATCCCTTCCTTTATGTTAATTTTTGGCGAATATCCAGCTTTGCAGTTTGGGTATTTCCTATAAAAGCTCGCATAAGCCCTGTCAACTATTTTCTTATGCTCTTGCGTCAAATACACATTGCCCGGACGATTTCTTATTAACCCCGTTTCTTCGTTGAACATTAAATTATATAAGCCAACAAATCGCATTGATTCTGCCCAAGATGAATAAGAAGGCCATCTGCTATTTGAGTGATCTGTCGGTTCTCCAAATGCGGGCGCATCTTTATGTTCTTCTCCTTTTGCCGTTATTACGATGCGGATATCTAAGCCTTCGCCTTCGATTATTCGATCTAATTCTCCTATTATCAATGTATATATCATTTTTTTATTTATTTTAAATTTTTCATTTTAAAATTGCTGCTATCCGTTCAAGCTTCTTTCTATTATAATAATTGCGACTATATTCTCTCGACTTCTCAACGTTAGCGTAACGATACTTCCTGTAGCTCGCTCTAGCTGCTTCAATCTGCTCTTCTGTTCGCCTTGAGTCTACAGCGCCAATATCTTCAAGGTATCGAATTGCATTTAACTGATTGAACTCTTTCCCGAATGATTCGATTTGAGCGAAGTTTCTTTTCTTAGAGATTCGCAATGTGAATATTGTATCTTTCTTTATTGACAATGAATATACTGTATAGTCATTGAAGATTGAGCGTGTGACTACCGAGCTATCAAAGTCAATGCCTGAGCGAGCCTTGAGTGAAAGTCCTCTTTTGAGCGTTGTTATTATTTGTTCTTTAGTCATGTTATTCTTGCAAACTATCGTACTTTTGGGTTTGTGTATATATGTAGGTGTTAGCTGTTATTTTCCACCACAGTTCTAACGTTCATATACGCGGCTTTCATAGCCGATGCCCTTGCTTTATGGATAACCATGCCCCTTTCAGAGAAAACCTTTTCTTCTTCTTGACAATCTTCTATCCATTTGTCTAACTGTTTAATTAAAATAATCGCTAATACAGGTTTTGCGTCAGTGGCGGTTTTGGTCTTCGGTTTAAATTTTGTCATAATATTCAATTTTTGTTTTTCAAATTAATCTTAGCGCTTTACAGAAAGTTTTCGACTACTTTCCAAACCCTTTTCTGGCGGCTATTGCTATTAACGCTACAATGAGTAACGATGCAAAAGCTCCTAGTGAAATATTCTTCCACCGATTCGCCTTCAATTCTTCGCGCCTTATAGCCTTTGACTCTGCGCTCTCTATAGTATAATAATTACTTATGTTGTAATGCTTATTAATTATCGTGTCGCGCTTTGCGGTACTCTCTATGACAGTATTGTTATAGTGTCTATACACCTTCGTAATGATTCCATTCGAGTCTTTTATGATCGGATTATACTTGCTGGAATTAAATAGCAAGCTATCATGGATACTAGTACTAAAATGCCTTTCACGAGTAATTATAGTATCTGCAACCAATGCTGAATCAGAGTCTAGTAAGTGCGGATATTTTTTTAAAAGATTTCCGAGCCTTCTTTCTGGGGAGCAGCCCATCACTATGATAGCCACTATTATTGATATTGTTCTTTTCATGTTATTTCTTAATTCCAATTGCTGGTCTAGCCTCATAAATCTTGCCAATTCTTATCATTACATCCCCCTCTTCCATTTTAATTCGATCGCAGTACTGAGTGATGTATCTCGCCTCTCTTATTGTCTCTATTGACTTGCAAGCAGCTACTATGTAGTATGGACTCTTTTGAAACCCGATAGTTATGTAAATGCAATTGAACGCACCCTCTTCTATAGACCTTATCAATTGCTTGTTGCGAGCCTTCACTACGATTACAGTGCCGCCCAATTGCAGCGCGCGAAAACGCTGTACTGTGACTGGAATCCTGATTGCCTGACAGCCTCTTTCGATCTTCTCTATCA